TGGTATTTGATGTTGTTACAGTTGCGTTCCAAGTTATAATACCATTTGGAATATTACCATTTACCCACATTGTATATGAAGCACCGGCTTCTACTGTAAAACTTTGTGTAGATGCTCCTGCTGGTACCGACCAAGCTCCCGTTGTTTTTGATGGGAATGCAGTTGTTAATTGTGATGAACCCGATATAGTTCCTGCTGGTATCGTTGCTGACGAACTTATAAATCCAAATGCAGTTATTTGTGCAGATGAACTTAATAAATTTGAAGGTAATGGTTGAATACTACCACTCAATGTATATCTTGTATCGTATGAAGAAGTTAATTGAGATGACGAACTTATTGCTCCACTTAATGATGTCAAAAATGAACCCGTTTCACTTTCAGTAATCCAACTTCCACTTACACTCTCAATTGTGTTTAATCTACTTACTAATGAAGATGTAGATTGTGATGCCGTATATGAATTGAAAGATGATGTTGTCAATCTACCATTTATACCATTTGTAAATGCAATATTAACTGCGTCTTGTGTTGCGGTATAACTATTCAAATTAGTAATTGAAGTTACCAAACTTGCAGTTGAAATACTTGCAGTATATTGATTAAATGACGATGTAGATAATTTACCATCCAAAGAACTACTTAAAGTTGCAGTTACCAAGTCGGTTGCAAATGTAGTATCTAATGAAGATGTTAATTGGTTTATAGAAATTTTATAGGTCGTACTACCTGATATACCAACCACAAAAGTTGTATCTAATGAAGCCGGGCTTAATGCGGGTAATTCCGATATTTTTTTAGTTTGTCTTATTGCCATTTTATAGTATTATTTCTTCATCATTTTCAGTTGATAAAATTGTATCAAATTCAGTTCCTATTACGATATCTTTTAGTTTACCTATAACATAAATATCATTCAATGTTACATTATCAAAATCAATGTATTCATCATTTAATGTAATAACCACATTGTTACCAACTTCTTTCACACTATAATCTCCAGGTATGTTTAATCCATATACCAATAGTTCAAAATTATCTGCAGATGCACCTTCCGTTCCATAATCTAATGCAGCATTTAATATTGTTAAAGTACCAAATCCATCATTATTAAATGAATCAACACTTCTCTTAACATATCTTGCACTGGTTTCTAATATTTCTTTATAAAAATTTGATATGGTTGATTTATTATTTATAAGTTTTGTCGGGTTTGGATTAGAACGAACTCTGGAAGTAATTTTTTGTATCTCCGTATTGTGTTCCGCATATTCCGCATCTGCAATACTTTGTAAATATGTAATATATGCATCATTATCCAAAGTGTTTCCTTTTATATTTTTAGGAACTGCTCTGGTTACTTTTCTATTATTTGAATTAAATTGTTTAAGCATATTGTTCTATATCTCCTTTTATTTCTATATAATCAATTTCATCCATTTCAGTTTGATGTAAAGTGTAAAATTCAAATCTTGCTTTTATAAATTTTATTAACAATCCATTTATACCTTGTTCAATTATATAATCATCTGCAACAATAACCTGTGTGTTAAAATAAACTCTTAGTCTGTCTTGCGTTGGTCTATATTCAATTTCTCTCAATATATCCACAAGCCTCCAACCCGAAGCTTCAAAAATCCAATAAGTAGAGTTTGTTAAATCCTTTGGAACCAATATAGCATGTCCTATTTTTCTACTAATTTTTTGTGTTATATCTAATAAACTTCTTTTCATTATGGAAGAATTTCAATAAATTTACCAGTTACTACTATTTCATCTCCATTAGAAATATTAAACCCTAACAATGTTGAATCAAAATGTATATAAAGTCCCAATGAAACTGTAAAATGTGATGTTTGATAATATCTAACACCATTTATATAAACTTTAACATCATAGGTTTCATCCACAATAGTTATACCACCACTAACAACGGATGTTAATTGTGGAGGTGTTTTTATTAATTTAATTCCTGAGAATGTAATTGTTTGTTTTCCTACTTTACCAGGATATTCGGTATTAATATCACCACTAATTATTTTTTTTGATTTACTATTATTCAAAGATAAAAAATCAATTAAATCTTTGTTGTCATAATATGGTGATGGTGTTGTGAGTAATCCTTCTAATCTACCATTTGCAGTTACATCCGTTTCAGTTGCAACTACTACTCTTTTGGTAGACATATATTTTTTAATAGGAGTTTCTCCATCAAATTTTTCAGGAAGTAAATATGCTTTTACAATTAAATTAAATTCAACTCTATTAATTCTTTCAGTTCCTTCACCAACTTCGTTTACAATATTATAATCAGACACTTCCGTTCTAAACTTAAATCTATCTTTGTCGCCCCAATAAGTGGATGCGTAGTTTAGACTTTCTACTACCATATTCAATTGTTCGGTATAACTTGTCCAACCCATACATTCATAATTAACCTCAACATATTCAGGCATTTGTATTTTATAAATTTCATATTTTGGGGTTACCGATTTTCCTAAAAGGTTAAATCTATCGTATCTATTATCTTTTGAATATTTTGTTACACCTTGATATGATACATGCCTTTTTAACATTGGCATACTTTCATCTTTTGAAATAGAAGTTCTCCTAATCATCAAAAGAGGTAGTTGTACTTTTCCTTTATTGTCTCTGAAAATTCCGTCTCTTCTTGCACCTTTCCATCTTTCGGAATTACCATATATAACAGGCATTTTTAATACTTTACCATTATCATCCAATTGTGGTAAAACCGTATCTTCTAAATATGTTATCATAGCATAATCAATATCAAAAAGGGTAACGGATTGTTTTACATCTCCGGTATCTGATTTGATTTGATTTGCTCTATTTAAGTCTGCTCTTAGTGGATTTGTTGACATATTATTTTATTCTTTCTTCTATATTTAAGTCCGATTTTCTTGTCATAAATGTAGAACATATTACACTCATATTTCTACTAAAATCGTTTTCTAAATCATCGGTTAAAAATGGATTTCCACCTATAAATTGTGATTCGTTTATATTATCGATTTCATAATATGAATTATCAAAATAAATAACATCACCGATTTCAGGATAACTTTCCTTTTCTTCTAACATATATCTATCAAAACGAAATTCTATATTTTGTGACGTATCTGCACCGAATCCTTCATAATTTGTAGTTCTACCCTCTTTACTGATTAGTGTATATAATTCAACTCCAGGAAACCAAGTTTTATTCATAGCTTCACCATATAAATTTATCTTAGTTTCATTCATATTAATTTTGAATAAAACACAAGTATTTTGTATAACTGTATCTACAAGTTCTCTTGCAATACCTTTGAAAAAACTAACGTCTCTATTAGATAAAAATTTTGGCATATTATCCTACATATAATTTTAATGGAACTTTTCTTAACATATCTTGATGGTAGTCTGCTTCATTTTTTCTTATTTCAAATTGATTTTTTCTACCCAATTCTTCTAAATTTTCTCTTAATTGTTTTACCAATTCATCCTTTTCAACTTGTGCTTCTGCCCTCAATGCTGCTCCATCTAAACTAATTTCTCCATCTGGAATTGGAACCGAACTATATTTTTCTCTAATTGCACCTAATAATTCTTTAGCAAGTGCAAGTGTATATTTTCTAATCCATTGTTTACCAACTTCATTTATTTTTATATATGGAATAAAATCATATCTAATATTTGAATAGTCAGCAACAACACCATCTTGTACTATTGATGAGTTATTTTCAAAAGTATCTCTTTCAAAATATTCATAGTATATTCTAGCACGAGTTCCATCGGTTGGTGCTGGAAATATTTCTAATTTATTATTTACAATATTAAAACTAAATGCTGATTTACGAATGTGGTCATTAAATTCAATTTGTTGCATTCTCAATACATCTTCATATAAAGGCATCATTAAGAATTGTGCTGCAGGTGAAAAGTTTCCAAATCCTAACTCACTCATCAAATTTAGTGTACCTTGTGCACCAACTGAATATGGGTCAAAGAAACGAGCTATTGCGGGTGTTGCTTCATAGAATACTTTAACAACATCTCTTTGTACGGATGAACTTAATGATTGTGATGTAGCTGCGTCATATGATAGAGTTGTTAAATCATATTTTTGTACACCTGGAGTTATGTCTATGTAGGCTTTTTTAATATCTACATTTCCACCTACTCCTGATAATGTTCCGTATGATTGTGCCATTCTAAAAATTGTTGGAACTGAAGAACCATCTACTAATTTTTGAGAATAATTTGAACCAGTTGCTGCACCTTTTAGAATATCTAAATTATTTCTAATATTAAATTGATTTACTTGTGCACCATATTCCGAAGTAGCTTCTTCAAAACATGCAAAAAAAGAGGCAGATGTTAATTCCACATCTATAATTGGATAACCTAATCTTTTAGCACACCAATCAGCAGTTTTTGGTGCATCAGTTTGGAATGATGTATCTGTATCGTATATTCCAAAGGGTGTTGAACCTGTTGCAAATGAAGAACTCCCAGGCCATTTTAAGTTTAAGGACATAATAAAAGTTTATAGTTTTACTACTATAAATATGAATTATATAAATAAAAAAAGGGAAAGTATTTCTACTCTCCCTTTTTCTTTATTGTAAGTCTATTACTTATCTAATCTACTCAAAGATTATAAAGTGTTTAAACCATCAACGACAATCTTACCGTAGAATTCTGGTCTAACGATTTTCTTAGCGTATCTAGTCATAACACCTCTTCTTGGAGTGAAGTTAGTTGGGTCATAAACTAATGGAGTCATAATCAATGGTACATATGGTGCGTAAACTGCTCCTGTTTCGAAGAAGTTAGAACCTTTGAAGCCCATTAAGATAACGTTCTCTGTCATGTATGGGTTTTTGTAAACGTCATATCTGTTAGAGATAGAACCGATGTTAGTAACACCTGCTGCGAAAGATAAAGCATCTTTACCTGGGTTAGCAGAGAAACCATTCATTGATTCTAAAATTGTAGCAACGTTTGGAGATACAACCATAAAGTTTGCACCACCTCTCATTGTTAATTGGTGAATCTTGTTAGAAACTTTTTGTAATTTAATACCTAAAGTTTGGTACCAAGTGCTCTTTGTGTAAGCAGAAGCAGCAGCTGCGTTAGAATCAACTGCGAAGTTACCAGTTGCAGAATTGTAATCATATCCAACTCTTGCAGACCAATAGTCAGTAGTGAAAGCGTTTTGTTGTAACATCTCTAAGATTTCTAAGTCGATTTCTAAAGCGATGTACTCAGACAACATTTGAGTTAACTCAGCTTCAGCGTCTACACTATGGTATGCGTTTAAGTCTTGAGCTAATTCCGGTGTCCAAATTGCTTTTAATTTTCTTGTCTTAGCAACGATAGGCTCAGATTTCAATTCTAATTCGATTTCTGGGATAGCTAAGTCAGAACCTCTATCTTCAAAGTCTCCTCTAGAGATATCGGTTGGCTGAGTATGGTAAGTAATAGTTTGAGTTTCAAATGCAGTAGCTGCTAATGGAACCGCTGAAGAAGATACATAGAATGATGCAGAACCATTAGTCAATGTAGTTAATTCAGGGAACAAAGTTACAGCAGTAGAACCAGAGATTTTGAATGCTCTTACGCCATTATAATCAGCATCAGCAGGTAAACCTACTGTTACTTTTCTCCAAGCATTTGGAGTTGCTGCGAATGATGCAGATAATGTTTCGTTACCGATAAAATCAGATGCAGAACCAGAAGCTACAACCGCAGTTGCTGCAGCAGTAGTATCGTTGATTGTGTATCCGAATCTTCCAGCACCATACAAACCACCTTCAGCTACTTGAGTTGAACCTAATTTGTTTCCTGTAGGAGATTGAGAATCTTTACCGAATTGTCCACCATTACCGAATAAAGAAGAACCAGAAGCTGGTCTACCTAAAGTTGTGTTAGTACCATATTTGAAATCCATATAGAAAATAAGACCTGAAGGTAAGTTCATTGGTTGAACTGAAACGAATTCTTTAGCTGCGATAGAACCGAAGATTCTTCTTACTAAAGGTAACGCAACACCTGCCCACTCTTCTGAACCAGAAGATGTACCTGTTCTTGTAGCCTCATCTAATAATTGTTTTGCTTGGTTTTCTAACATTACTGCCATACCATGCTTAGTTGTTTCAGAACCTACTCCTTCAAGTAATCCTGTTTTTTCCCATTTGC